CAGCAAGAAACTTGCTGACCAAATCACGGAAATCATCCAGAAGATGGGAGATGCTTCTACGACCTGGGTGCGCAAGCCAAGCATCGCAAAGTTTCCGGATGGCCGTACCGCAAAGGCGCGGGTTGGCTGGATGGTCACGCGGCGCAAAGGTGTAAATACGCGGGGATGGACGGCAACTCGCGTCCCATATAGCGGACCGGTTTGCTGCGTCTGCGTTCCCAATAAGTTTCTTTATGTTCGGCGCAACGGGAAAGTGGCATGGTCCGGAAATACGGAAGGTTCCGTCCCGGGCGTTGTGCAAGTCGTGCCGCGCGGAACTTCCCCCGAACGCATCGAAGAAGCGATGGAGTGGATGAACTCGCAGCTCGCCGGCAATCTGGCGAAGCGCAATCAATGGCGCCTGGTGCAGGGATTCAACGAGCCCGGCAAGCCGGACCAGATCGTATTTTCCAAAGAGACGCTGCTCGCCGGCATCTACGACGAAAAGCATATCCGCGAAATCGCCTATGGCTACGGCACTTCTCCGCAGCGTTTGATGAAGATGATTCGCACGGAAGGAAAATCCTCTTCCGATGCGGCCGAAGTCGAAGGCACGCTGCCGTGGGTTTTGTGGGTCAAGGGCGTCATCGATTTCATCATCCAGCGCAAGATGGGCCTGGTCGATTATGAAATCGCGCTCAATCCCTACGCCGAGCCGGATCCGCTGAAGAACGCGGCCGCGCTGACCATGCTGGTGGGCAAAGCCATCCTCACGCCGAACGAAGCACGCAAGCGCGTGGGCGAAGAACTCCGGCCGGAACCGGAAGCCGACCGTCTTGGTGTCATAGGCGGAACAGGATTTATTCCTGTGGGCGTTGCTTCCGTTACGGCCGGGGTTATGGTGGGCGACGACGGCAACATCAAGCCGCATCCCGTGACGCCGACGCCTCCGCCAGAAAATCCTGGAGCCAAGGGTGATGCGAACCATAACGCGACGCGCTCCGGCACGCCGCCTCAACAGGCAGCCGGAGGCGGTCGTTCGACCGGAAGAAATACCGGTACGCCGAACGGAAAAGAAAGCCTCGACGGTAAAAAAAAACTTTCAAAGCGCGTCGGATCGCGTATTGAAGCGGGAGTATTGAGCCCGGAATCCCTGCAAGGCGTCTCCCGCGCCCAGGAAACCCTTCGCAAGATTTTTCAGAAACAAGTGAATGCCGCGGTCGCCAAATGCGCGCATTTGCACAAGGATGTGGCCATTGCGCTGACCAAGCGCAAGTTCGGCAACGTGCAGTTCAATCTCTCCGCGCCCGACGCGCAAAAAGTTCTGGCTATCCCCGTCGACGGCCAGGATCTGGCGCCAAAGGGTCGCGACATGCAGCCGCACTGCACGGTCCTGTGGGGTTTCCATCCCGAAGTCACCGGCGAGCAGATCAGCGCCATCAGCAAAGGCATTGGCGACATCGAAGTTTCCGTCCAGGATCTCGAAGCGTTTCCGGCCGGCAACGACGGCGTGCCGCTGGTCATTCGCGTCGAAAGCGAGAAGCTGCGGAAGCTGCGCGCCGATCTTGAAGTTCTCCCGCACACCAAGAGTTTCCCCGACTATCTCCCGCACGTTTGCGTGGCCTACCTCAAGCCGGAAGCCGATGCGCAAAAATACGTGACCGCCGGCAATCCGCTGAAGGGTGAAACCTTCCTGCTCAAGGAGCTGGTGCATTCGGGTGTAGACTACACCGTGACGCAGCTTGAAAAACTTCTTCTGCCCAGTGAACTGATCCGGAGGATGGAGAAATGAAAAAAGATGATCTGAAGCGACTGGTTCCGCTATTTATTTTCGCCATGCTGTTCGTCATGTTCGTGCTCACCGGCTGCGGCAGCAAATCGCCGCTCGACTGGTGGCTGACGAAAAAGATCCTTCCACCCGCCATGCTCAAGGGATCCGTCAAGCAGGTCACGCCCGTTGTGATCACAACCACTTCCTGCCCGGCGCTCTATCTCAACACGCCGTATCAGTGCCAATTCAACGCCACCGGAGGCACGCCGCCGTACACCTGGCAGATCACCATTACCGGATTGCCCGGGCTCACCGCGAACTCCGCTGGACTGGTGAGTGGAACCGTTCCCGCGTGTTCCGGCAGCGTGACGCTCAACTGCATCAGCTTGCCGAATCCGCCGGCCGTGCCGCAAGGTTTGCAGTTCCAGCTCGCCGACGGTCGCACGATTCCGATTACCGTTCTGCCTGGACCGAAGAAAGGCAGATAGGCTCATGCCGTACAGCGAATCCACCGGCCACTGCGGAGAAAGCTTGACTCCGCTGCTATGAAGCGGTGGCACGGAGAGCAATATGCCCTATTCCGATGATGGCGTGGACGTTCCAAAATATATCCATGGCGATAAGAAACGCCGGCAGTTCGCGCATGTTTGGAACAGCGCCTATCAGCGCGCCAAGGCCGAGGGCAAGAGCGATAAGGAAGCCGAAAGTTTTGCTTTCCGCGAAGCCAATGGAGTGACCAGCAAGGCTGCGCAAAAAGCGTTCGAGAAGCTGCTCGATGAATCGCGCACCGATTTTGCCAATGCCTGGGCCGACACGATCAGCAAAGCGATCGAGGACTTCTGGCTGGAACTTCCGGCCGAAATCCGTCCCGTGCTCGAGGAAGCGGCCGCCAGCGGAATCGGTGCCGGCATGCTGCAGCTCGATGTTGCCGACGCAAAACTTTTATCCCGCGCAAAAGACGTTGCCGAAAAATACGCGCTCGAACGTTCCGGCGAATTGATCGGCATGACGCATGACGTAAACGGCAACCTGGTTCCCAATCCTTCGGCCCAATGGGTCATCAGCCAAACCACCCGCGAAAAAATCCGCGCGATTGTGGCCGACGCCTTGACCGAGGATCTTCCGCTCAGTGAAGTGCGCGAGAGGATCCAGGTGGCGCTCGCCGATGAATCCAGCGGCACCGGAATTTTTTCGGAAAACCGCGCCGCGAAAATTGCGGAAACTGAAGTGGCAAACGCGCAGAGCTACGGGCAGTTCGTGACCTGGCAAGGTTCCGGCGTCATCAAGAAGGTGACCTGGCAGACTTCCGAAGATGAAAAAGTTTGCGAAACCTGCGAAGGAAACGACAATGTGACCGTCGAAATCGGCCGGCCTTTCCCCTCCGGCGACCTGTATCCGGGAGCCCATCCCTTGTGCCGATGCGTATTGGTGGCCACCGAATCCGATTAGCCCGTTTCTCCTATTTTGACCCCCCTAAAAAAATAACTACCACTCGGTGGATTTTTCCTATACGGTTTTGGACGTGGAACCAGAAATGGAAAACTTCTCCAAGTTCATCCGATTCACCAAGGTCGATGCGGCAAAGCGCGAAGTGTCCGGCATCGTCACTGCGGAAGCTCCGGACAAGGACTTCGAAGTTTGCGATTACGAAAAATCGAAACCCTACTACAAAGCCTGGTCCGAAGAGTTCAACAAGGCCACTGACGGAAAATCTCTCGGGAATCTCAGGGAAATGCATAACCTTTCCGCGGTCGGCAAGGCGCTCGACATCCAGTTCAACGACGCCGAAAAAGAAATCACCATGACTTTCAAGGTCGTGGACGACAATGCCTGGAAAAAGTGCGAAGAGCGGGTGTACACCGGCTTCTCGCAGGGCGGTCGCAAGGTCGGAGAACAGATCCCCGATCCGGTTTATAAGAACTGCCAGCGGTATGTAGCGAATCCCGTGGAAGTCAGCTTGGTCGATAACCCCTGCCTCCCGGATGCGCATTTTGCGTACGTCAAGGCCGACGGCACGACCGAAATGCGGAAGTTCCTCAAGGTGGAACCACCCGCGAGCGATCCGCGCATCGCGGCGCTCGAACAAGAGGTCAGCCTCTTGAAGGCAGCCAGCGCAGCTCCCATAACCACAACCCCCGTGACGCAGGAACCAACGATTGAAACCGTAGCGAAGGCCAAGACGAAGAAAGTGGGCGGGAAGGATTTGACGGCAAGCGACTTTGCGTATGTGGGTGATCCGGACAAAACCGAGACCTGGAAGCTCCCCCTACATGACGCCAGTCATGTACGCAATGCTCTTGCGCGTTTCAACCAGACCAAGGGTATTCCGGCCGGTGAAAAGGCCAAAGTACACGCCAAGATTGTGGCTGCCGCGAAGAAGTTCGGGATCGACGTGGCCAGCGAGCAGGTCAAGATCGTGGCCATCAAAGCGGCCATGCGCAAGGCCGCGCGCATCTACGTGAACAGCAATCTCGGCAAGGTTTCCAACGAGCATATTCTTTCGCTCGACATGGACATGGGCAAGCTGAACAAGGGCATGTGGGAAGTTTCGCGCATGGCTTGCACGCTCGAGGATGTGGCCTGCCTGGTTTTCGGCGTCGCCGCCGAGCAGGACTGGGAAGGCGATGAAGATTCGCCCTTGCCGGAAATGCTGGCGGATAACGTCGCGGCCCTGACGGAAACGCTACTCGCCATGGTCGAAGAGGAAACGAGTGAAATGCTGGCGCAGGTCCGTGGGCGGGTAAAAGCCTAACGATTTCGATTTTTTCGAGGGAGGAAAGAAAATGAAACTTACTGAAGCTCAGGATCTCGAGAAGGCTGGCCATTCGATCGGCAACTTCTTCGCCAAGCAGGTGGAGGATCTCGAAAAAACACACAACTTCCATAAGGCCATGGCAGGTCATCATGGTGCTGCTGGCGCACAGCACACCGCTCTTGCCGCGCACAACAAGGGCATGGCGGAAGGCTTGGGGAAGGATCATGAGCTGCACGCTCACTTCCACAAGATCTCCGAGCACCACACCGCTCTTGCCGCGCACCAGAACGACATGTCCGGCCAGCACGCGGCGGAAGCCGAGAAGTGCAAGGCCCAGGTCGACGCCATGAAGGTGATTTCGGCCGAATGGGGCGGGACTCCCGCCGCCAAGGCTGCCGCTGCGCCCGGTTCTCCCGTGGATCTCAGCAAGGCCAACACCATCACGGAGAAGTTCCAGACCGTGACCGACGCGCTGGTGACCAAGGCTCTCGAACAGGTTTCGACCAGCAGCGCCGTCGGCGAAGTGCTGGAGAAGTTTGCTCTGGAGCAGATCAACAAGCTGATCGGCGAGAAGATTGGCGACAAGCTCGTCCCGTCGGCGATCTCGGCCGTCGCACCCACCCGTCCGGGGATCCGGCAGGTGCCGCGCGCCGGTGAGCAGCCGGTTTCGACGAAGCCGGCTGTCCCGCTGGAGTTTGCCAAGCTGGTCGACACGGAAGATGACGAGGAAAACGCCCGCATCGGATAAGGCCACGGGCACGGCAGAGACTTTCAGGTTCGAACATTTCTGGAGTGACAGGAGCGAAAGATGAAACTCAATCAAAGCATGTATAAAGCCGCGATGACGGATGCACGTAACAACGTGGCGAAGGCAATGCCTCCTGGCTCGGAACTTGCCCAACTCATGAAGCGAGCCATGCCCAAGACGCTCGGAGGGGAAATCGACCCGAAGGACTGGGACTTTTCCCACCCGCTCGTCAAAGCGGTCGGCCGCCAACTGATCAAGGCGGGTCTGACCTCGAGCACCGGTTTTAACTTCTATGACCTGCGCGGTCCCGCGTATTTCATCTTTCCGTTGCTCACGCCATTCATCCAGAGCATCCCGCGCACCGGGCGCGTGAATGCCGGCGTCGGCACCGCGGCGCACTGGAAGGCCACGCGCAACCCGAACTCGACGTTCGTGTATGCCGGCGTTCTCGAAGGGCAGCGCAACGCCACCGCGACGCCGAACGAAATCGACTATTTGGCGACGTACAAAGAGCTCGGCATGGAAGGTGGGGAGACCTTCACGGCGCAGTTTGCTGGCGAAGGCTACACCGACAACTTGGCCGATGAGCATTTCCGCAACTTGGCTCGCCTGCGCCTCCAGGAAGAGATGATCACCCTGTGGGGCAACAGCGGCACCGCTGCTGGCAACCTCGGCTATGCCCTGGGCCAGACCCCGAACGTCACGCAGACCTTGGTGACCACCACGGCCGGCACCCTCGGGACCGGATCGAACGTCGTGTCCTGCTGCATCGCCATCACCCCGATGGGCATGAACCCCGGTGGGCAAGCGGGCTATGCCGCACCACCGAGCGTCTCGGGCAGCTTGACCCCGAGCTATTCGCGCACCAACGCCGATGGCACCACGACCACCGTGGCCTGCGGTCTCGCGCAGGTTTCGAACGTCGCCGCCGTCACCACCACGACCGGCACGCAGCAGAAAGTCACCCTGTCGGTTCCGGCCGTCAAGGGCGCAGCGGGCTATGCCTGGTTCTGGGGCATCAACGTTTCCGCCGCGACCTCGAACTGCAAGCTCGGCGCCATCACCGCATGGCCGAACTACACCGTGGCCGGCGTCGCTGCCGGTACGCAGCTCGCCAACCTCACCGCGTTTGGCACCGACAACAGCTATCAGGCGACCGACTTTGACGGCATCGGCACCTACGCCTTCCAGAACGGCTTGTGGACGGACATGAACGGCGGGTCGTTCACGCCAGCCGGCAACGGCCAAGTGGCGGAAATCGAATCCGACCTGGCCTATCTGTGGACCAACTTCCAGGCACAGCCCGATGCGATTTGGGTTTCGGCCGATGTGAAGGCTGCCCTCGAATCGACGATCATCTTCAGCTCGACCGGGAACAACAGCTACATGTTCCAGGTCAGCCAGATGGAACAGCAGACCGGCATCCTGGGTGGCTTCATCATCACCGGGTACAAGAGCAAGTACTCGATGAACCTGTCGGGCGGCGACACCATCCCCATCCGGATCCACCCGATGTTCCCCCAGGGAACCATGCTGTATGACATCTCGAAGAACCCCTACCAGCACTCCCGGATTCCGGCCGTGCGCACCTTCTTGACGCAGAAAGACTACTACGCGATCGAATGGCCGATCGTGAGCCGCCAGTGGACCTTCGGCACGTACGTCCAGGAAGTTCTGGCGCACTATATGCCTTGGGTCAGCGCCATCCGCACGGGCATCGGCCCCTTCGTCGCGCCTTGATCTTAACGGTCTAACCGGGACAGGGGTTTAACGACTCCTGTCCCTTTTTTCAAGGAGAGTCACCATGCCAGCAACAGGAAATCCTCTAGGCGCGGATGCCCCCAACGTCCCCACTGCGGCACAGCTCGCCCAACTGGCGACGCTAAAGGCAGCCGCGGTGTCTGCCAAGGCCACCTACGATGCGATCGTGGCCCCTGTGACGGGATCTTTGCCGGTTGCCCAGGCCGCGTTGCTCAATGCGAACGCAGCCGTGACGCAGTACGAAGCCTACATCGCCGGTGGCCAGAAGCCCGGCATTATCGATGAAGGCGGGCCAAGCGTAGTTTGATCGGGTCATCATGTTGAACGGCTTTCCATCGCAAGTGGTGATTAGCTACACCGGGGGAACCGGTTCTCCGGTCACGGTGCAGTTGCCCATTCCGCAAAACGGCAGCGTCGCCGGAACTTCACAGACACAAGTCCCGATGGACTATACGCTGTATGTGAAAAATCTGATGTTGGCGGGCGGCTTTTGGAACGGCCTGGTGTTTGTGCCGTGGAGTCAAATCACTTCGATCACTGCGAGCTAACATGTATATTCAGCCGGGAACGCCAAGCACTTCAGGAGTCAGCACCACGGTCTCGAATCCCCTGGTCGGCATCAGCCCCGTCGTGAACGGCGATGTTCTCAAGGTTTGTCCGACCGGCGTGCCGCCCACGAAGTATCTGGAACCGCTTTCCACGAAGGATTGGCCGAGCGCCGCGTTGCGGGGTTAAGCCATTTTTCAGTTCATTTCTTTTACAAACTTGCCCCGTTAGTTTCTTTCCTGTAGTATTCCGTTTATGGCATTAAAACGCAGGATCGTCCTCGACGATGCGCTGATTTCTACGCCGCCGGATCCCGTTATAGATGAAGTGTCGGAAGGCACTCCACCCCACAGCAATCTTCTTCGGTTCCGCGATTCGCCCGCGCTCGATCCTATTCCCTATCCTGGCCGGCTTTCGGAATCCGACATCGCCTATCAGCGCCGGCTTTCGGAATCGATCGCTGCCGAGATTCCGGTCATGCTGCCGACGCCGGTACTCCAGACGCCGCTATCGCCGCGCATCGATGAAACGAAGCTCAACATCGACCGCCATCCGAATCTGCAACAGTTTGCCGACTTCAACGAGTTTTACGAGCTGGCGCGACTGGCCTTGCGCCCGAATCTGGATTGTAAGCTTTGCGGCGCTACGGATGGATTCGACGCCGACTTCGTGAACAGTTCGGTGCGTTGCAAGAAATGCAATCTGTCCATTCCGATGTCGCTCTTTCAGGAACAGTATCGATGAAATCCTCCTACGGCAGGTTTTTGCTGCTTCCCTGCTGGAAGGGAATAGCGAAGCGGAGCAGCGTCAGATATTCCCAGGAGGATTGAAATGCGGGTAGCACTCTTCACGATCAATAATTTCCTTGCCGGCACCGCCGCTACGTTTGGATACCGGGAGACGCTCGAACGCATGGGCCATGAAGTCCTGCCGGCGCGTCTCCCGGGCAACCAGGTGCAAGTCACGCCCGAGCTCCTGGCCGAATGCCCGACGATCGAACAGCTCATGGAATGCGACCTGGTGCTCAGTACGCATCACGAATACGTCCAGCCCTGGCTCGAAGCGATGTACCCGTTCGCGGCCTGGGACAAACTCATGAGCAAAGTTCCCGTGCTCGCGCGGTTTGATGAATCCATGGACCGCGGCGATCTGCTGCTTCCCCACCGCATGCCGGATCTTTTGCAGTGGGCGAAGCACTATTCGTTTCCGGCCGCCCAGGATGCCGACACCTACAACGGCCAATGGCTGCCCTTCGGAACCGATACGACCATCTTCAAACCTGGCACGCCGCTCCCTGAGAAAAAATATGACGTCGGCTTCATTGGCACGATGTATCCGAAGCGTCATGAATATCTGACCAAGCTGATCCAGTTCGCCGGCAGGAACACCAAGCTCTATGTCGGCAACGTCGCGGTCCAGGACATCGCCGGCGTCCGCTCGCGCGACACCGCGCTGCTCTTGGCCGACAACTATCGGGACATCAAGATTTTCTTTTGCTTCCCGCCGATCTCGCGGCTAGTGGTTTCGAAGATCCCGGACATCATGGCCTGCGATACGCTCGTCCTGTATCCGCGTTTTCCCGGGGAAGCCATGGCCAAGAACTATTCCCCGTTTGAGCATGAGAAGCACATCGTCTATTACGAACTCGGGTTTTTCGCCAACAACGGCAAACAGTTGCAATACTATCTCCAGCATCCCGAAGAGGCCGAGCGCATCGCCAAGGCGGGCGGCGAGCTGGTCCGCGCCGAGCACACCCTGGAGCAGATGATTCACAAGATGATGGCCTATGCCGGTGTTTTCGCGCCGAAGGAGGTTGCCCTTCTGCGGGGAGAATCCTCAGTAGACAACGGTGGATGATTTATCGAGAATGGACTCATGCAGCCCGAAGCGCAAACCCTCCTGCTCAAAGACTGGCCCTACCAGCCCGTCAGCATCGCGTTGATCATCTACCAGCGCGAGCATGGCAAGAATCCCGCTTCGCTATGGGTGGGTTCGGCGCTCTGGAAGATCCTCCGGGACGCTTCCGACGCCGAAGAGTTCTATGCGGTCGGCCAGTTCCTGATCCGGTGGGAATCTTTCGGGATGCTCGAGCCCCACGAGTTCATGTTTACCGCTTGACATCAATTCCTAAAAGTCTTACCTTTAGCCCATGAGCCGGTAGATTCCCAATATTGATCCCTACGTTTACCTCTTCATTCGGACGGACCTTTCCGTTCCTCAACAAATCATTCAGTCTGGCCACGCGATCTGGTCGCTTTGCGCGTTGCGCGGCGAAACCGGCTGCCCGAACATCGTGCTGATCGGCCTGCCCAGCCTGAAGTCTTTGCAAAAAGCGGCGCATAATATTCCTAAAAATATTCCGCGCTATGAGTGGCACGAGCCGGACTGGAACGAAGAGTTCACGGCCCTGGTCACGGCGCCGGTGCGCGGCGCGGACCGCGAGTATTTCAAGAAGTACCGAGTTTATGCTCCCGTAGCTCAACATCCAGAGTGCCTGACTCTAAATCAGGCGGATCTAGGCGAGAATCCTAGCGGGAGCACCATTTTGCCGGGGAGTGCGGAGGCATCTGCGCGGGTTTAAGTACCAGCCCCGGCACCAGTCTTGGGCGTCCGTAGCTCAGCGATAGAGCATCGGTCTCTAAAACCGACCTCGAAAGAGCAGCGAGTTTTAACTCGTTGGTCGCGGGTTTAAATCCCGCCGGACGCTCCAACTTTTTAACCGCAATCTAGTGGTTGGGGTTTCGTGGTAACATTCGGCTCGATGAGCCTCAAAGGAAAGTCGCTGTACGTCCTCACGCCCATGTACGGTGGTGGGCTAACTCTCAACTATCATAACTCTTTCATGCAGCTCGGGTTCCTGTGCCGGGATCTTGGCATCGAGTTCGCTTGGAGCAACACCTGGAACGAATCGCTTATTTCCCGCGCCCGCAATCGTCTCTCCGACACGTTTCTCAAAGAATCGAACGCCGACTTCGCCTGCTTCATCGATGCGGACATTGGTTTCGATCCGCGCGACATCCTGGCGATGATGGAGCTCAACAAAGACATTCTCGGCGTACCGTGCAGCAAGAAGTCGCTGCGCTGGGACCGCATCCAGGTGTCGATCGCGCGGCGCGTCATCGAATGGCTGACGTCGACGCCGAAGCCAAGCAACGTTGCGGTCGACGCGCTGGCTTACCAGTTCATGCAGAGCGGCCGGCAGTTCAGCTCCGAGGATCTCCCGCGCATCGGCGGCGATTTCGTTTTGAACTTTCCGAAGATGGAAAGCAACACCAAGACCATCGACCTGGCCACGCCGGAACCGATGAAGCATGTGGGAACCGGATTGCTGCTGGTCAAGCGCGGCGTCTTTGAAAAGTTCATGAAGGTCTATCCGAACCGCTGGTACGAGCCCCGCGCCGATGCCAATGCCTTGCCGGGACGGATCCACGATTTCTTCAAGGTCGGCGTCAACGAAGAAACCCGCGAGTACGATTCCGAAGATTACTGGTTTATCCACGATTGCCTGGCGATGGGATTCCAGGCACTGCTTTGCCCGTGGGTCAAGACCACGCACATGGGCACAACGACTTTCTATGGTGACATGCCAGCGGCTTTGGCGTGCGCGGGCTCGATTCTATAGGAGGCTGAAATGGCCGGTGAAAAAGGGACCAGCAATTCAATCGGTTGGCTCGAACTTATTTTTCAAGCAACGGTTCTTGCGGCGATGAATACGCTCATTGCCAATGCGGGTTCGCCGTTGACGCAGCTCTATGTCAGCCTGCACAACGCGGATCCGACCGCAGCCGGCACGCAGAGTTCCAATGAAACGATTTACACGAACTATGCGCGCGTGTCCGTTGCGCGAACCAGCGGCGGCTGGTCGATTGCGGCCGAGACGGTCACGAACGTCGGGGCCATCAACTTCCCGCAATGCGGCGCCACGGGCGACACGATCACCTATGTCGGCGTCGGCACGGCTTCTTCCGGCGCGGGCGTGCTTTTGTGGGCGGGCCCACTATCAAGTTCACTGGCTGTGAGCAATGGCATCACGCCATCGTTTGCCGCTTCTTCGCTGACGATTACCGAGGGCTAAAATGGCGGTTACACCGGGACAGATTCCGGTCACGCCGGGATCTGGCAAAACACTCGATACAGCCGAACTCACCGTAAACTCCACAACGGTAGAGCGCGAAGTTGTCGTCGTTGCGAGTCCCTCCACGCCGGGAAACTATGCCGAAGTCAACGCCAACAGCGCCTTGCAGGTTGCCGTCGTGGGTGGCGTCACGGCCCAGGACTTCAGCGATGCCGGAAACTCCAGCACCACGCCGCTTGCCGCGAATGCCGTATTCACCGGCATCTGGAAGAATGTGGCCGGGTTCGTTTCATTGGCGGTTGCCGTCGACACCGATCAGGTCAGCGCATCGACCGCGACGGCGGGATTGGTCATCAACTGGTCCGAAGATGGCGTGAACGTCGGCGATGCGGACATCACCTATGTCAATCTGCAGGATCTGACCACATCCACGCTCGGTGGCCAGACCTACGTTTTCCCGATCAAGCGGCAATACTACCAGCTCGTCTATACCAACGGCGCAACGGCACAAACCGTTTTCCGTTTGCAGACGATGATCAAGGTCAACCCGGTTGTCGGAACCTTGGTCGACCTCGATGACCAGATCACCGGGAACATGCACGGCAACATCGCCCGTTCGCTTTTGTTCGGCCGGCAGGGCTACAACTCCAACACATTCCAGGATGCAACGATCAAGGCCCCGCTGACGCCTCCGGTGGTGGGCGATCCCGCCCTGGTCGTCAGCATCTCCCCGACATGCCCGACGATTCCGCGCGATATGTTCGGCGACATGATTGCCACGCCGCGCTGGGATCAGTTTGAAATCAACTTCTCGCGCGGGCTCGACCCGACGCTCATCAATCCGACACTGGCCGGAACGGGATCCTACTCGATCGGCAACGGCGGCGCCACCCTTTCAACCGGCGCCTCGGCCGGCAGCTCCTGCAATTTCACGTCGACCGTCACGTTGCAATACATGGTCGCGCACGAATGGTTTGGCTATCTGACGGGACTGTTTCCCTTGGGCGTTGCCGGCTCCCATTCCCGGGAAGGGTTCTGGAATCCAACGGACGGTTTTTGGGTGGGCTACGAAGGAACCACCTGGGGACTGAGCGTCATGCAGGGCGGCGTCGTTACACAGACCGCGCAATCCGCGATGAACGGCGATCCCTTGAATGGTACGGCCACCTCGCAGTTCACGAGCGGCGGCATCCCGGTTGCCTGGAATCCGCAGAAGATCAATCTCTACCGTTTGCGCGGCGGCTGGCTCGGCACGGGCGTCGTGGTTCTTGAAATCGCCAATCCCGACGGCGGCTGGGTTGTGATGCACACGTTCCGCAATCCAAACTCGCTGACGACTTCCTACGCCTATTCGACCAACTGGTACTTCCAAGCCGAAGTCTTGAACTCAACGAACGCGACCAACCTCTCGCTCTATATGGGTGGCGCAACGTTTGGCGCAGCCGATTGCACCTGGCGTCCCACGGATCCGTTCAATAACCAGACACAGCTCACCGGGACCACGCGATCGGCCGCTTTCGCGCAACAGCCGGCGAACGGTGCGGGCCAGGCCGCCGTGTTCTTGCCGGCGTTGATGGATCAGCTCCAGAATCTTTTTGTTTCAAACAAGACGCAGCAAAACGATCCGCTTCTGGAAGTACAGCGGCGCATACTGCTTGAGCTCAAAGGCATCCGGCTGGCGATGGTGCAGCTCGCGTGCGAAGGCGGCAAGGCGCGAGAATCCGATTTTGATCCGGCAAACTTCTTTTCCACGGGCGACGAAGCAACAAACTAAGACTTTAGGAGAAAACGAAAATGGCTCTCAACCAAGGCAACCAAGGACAGACTGGCAAGCAGGTCGGGCAGAACCTCACCGCATCCTTCGGAGAATATGCCGACACGCTCGTAACGGAATTGATGCCGCGCTACTACGAACAGGCGTATCGCGGCCAAACGTACTTCAACTCGATCACCAACGCGGCCGTGACGGCATACTCCGGCGCCTCCGGCGGCACGCCTTTGCTCGGCGTGTGGAATCCCGCGAACTCCGGCAAGAACCTCATCATCATCCATGCCATGGTCTCCGTCTATACGGCGGCCTCGGCGGCCGGGACCTGCGCCTTTCGTCTCTACGCGGGCGTGACCGCGGCGATCACCGGCACACTGGTCAGCCCGGTTTCTTCCTTGACGTTTACGAGCACGGGCGGCGGTTCCGTGGCACGCGCTTCGCAGAACGCGGCGAACAGCTCGTCCACGGCGTTGACCTATATCAACACCATCGGCTCGTATTACTGGGCGACGGCGGCGGGCGCGGTCATGACCAACCCGTTGCTCTACGATTGCGCGGGCTCGCTCATCATTCCTCCGGGCTCGATGATTGGTCTTGGCGGGTCGGTTGCGCTGACGTCGGCCACTTACGATGCATTCATTCTGTGGTCGGAAGCCTTCATCTAAAAGGGAAGCATGTTGAATGTTCTTAACCAAGGACAAATCAATAAAAGTCCCGGCGTCAATCTCGTCGCTTCGAGCGGGGAATATGCCGAGACGCTGACCACGCAGCTCCAGCCCCGGTACTACCAGAATGCGTACCGGGGTCAAACCTTTCTTACGGCCATCTCGAATGCGGCGGTGACCGCCTATTCCGGAGCGGCGGCGGGAACGCCGTTACTCGGACTCTGGAACCCTTCCTACAACGTCAAGAATCTCGTTCTTCTCCAGGCGGCAGCTTCGGTCTATACGGCAGCGGCCACAACCGCAGTCACCGTGGCATTCCGTCTGTACGGAGGACCAACCGCGGCGATCACCGGCACGCTCGTTGCTCCCGTGAATGCTTTGACGTTGATTGGTGTCGCGGGGCAGGGCTCGATCGCGCTGGCTTCGTCAAATGCCGCGAACACCGGCAGTAGTGCGCTCACCTACATCTGCACGATCGGATCCTACTACTGGGCCTCGGCACTCGAAGCGCAAAAAACCGACCCGATCATCTACGATTGCGCAGGGGCAATCGTCATCCCGCCGGGTTCCATGATCGCGCTCGGCGGTTCGGTGGTTCCGACGACCGCAACTTTTAACGCATTTCTGATATGGGCCGAGGTGCCCATCTGATGGCGCCGCTTGCCGGCAACTCGGGACAGGTGGGGAAGCGGGTCGGCGATCAAATCACCGCGTCGCTTGGGGAATATGCCGAGACGCTGACCACGCAGCTCCAGCCCCGGTACTATCAGAATGCGTACCGGGGGAATGTCTATTTCAATTCAATAACGTCTGCTAATGGAACTGGTTACACCGGCGCGGGTACGCCGCTTTTAGCGGTCTGGAATCCGACATACACGAAGAAAAATTTGATTGTCTTCAATGTGATGGCAGCCATCACGAGTTATGCTTCGAATGGCACTATCGTTGCCAGTTTATGGGGAGGCCCAACAGCATCAATCACCGGCACGCTCGTTCCCCCCGTCAGCGCGCTGACGCTGGTGAGTTCGATGGCCAATGGGTCAGTGGCGCGATGTTCGCAGAACGCAGCAACAACAGGCGCGAGCACCTTATCGTATATCGGCACAGTGACATCGTCTTACGGACCAGGAACTTCGGTAGGTGCCTGTATGAGCCATGCCCCGGTTTATGATTGTGCCGGGCCTTTCGTTGTTCCGCCCGGAGCAATGATCGCTCTTGGTCAGACGCTTACTGGATCGTGGTGGTGGGATGCGTATCTCTCTTGGATCGAGGTCCCGGTATGAATCTCGGAAACCAGGGCCAAACTGAAAAACTGACCGGCGATCTATTGCCCGTTTCTTTTGGGGAATATGCCGAAGTTTTGGAAACGCAGCTCGAGCCGCGCTACTGCCAGCAAACCTATCGTGGGCAGAAGTTTTTTTACAGCGCCACGAATCTTTGGAGCATCACAACCTACACAGGAAATGCCGGCGGGACGCCATTTGTGGGACTGTGGAACCCTTCCTATACGGGAAAGAACTTGATCCTTCAGCATATTTTTGCCGCGAGCTATAGCTATGGGGGCAACGTTGTGACATGCCCGGTCGCCCTCTATGGCGGCCCAACAAATGCGATTACCGCGGCGTCCAGCAATCCGACAAATGCGCTGACTTTGATAACGTCCGGCAACAATGGCTCTACCGTGCGCTGTTATACGACCACGGTACTGTCGGGCAGCTCGGCGTTGGCTTATATTTGCTCTGCTACGTCTTTCTATACCGTGGCGACCGGAACCGGAATCGGATCGTCGATGCCGGCGACCATCTATGATGTGGGCGGCGCGATTGTTATTCCTCCCGGTTCAGCGCTTGCCCTCGGCGGCCCTGTGAGCGGCACGGATGGCGGCTACTACGACCTTTCGCTTTGGTGGAATGAAGTCCCAGTTTAAGGAGAACACAAATGCCTCTTACCGCATTGAACCAGCAAGGCCAGCCCTACCCCGTGATCTACGGCCACATCCTCTACACGGGATGGACGATCGTAGCGGTGGGCTCGACGATCATTGTGCCGAGCGCGCCACCGGGAATCTATCGCTATAGCGGCGTGCTGATTATCACCACGGCGCAGGCTTCCGATGCCATCACCGTCAACGGAATCTGGACGGACGATCTGCAGGCCGAAACCGTGGCGATTTTTAACGGCACGTCCACGGCGTCGACCGGTCAGTTCAGCGCGTCGATTTTGGCCGAGAACACGGCGACGGCGAACTTGAGCTACAGCGTCACGACCACGGCGACGAGCGCGGTGGCGAACCTGTATCTCGTGGTCGAGCGCATTTACTAGGACGTTCAAGGATGAGGCATGATTGCTGGAATCCTAGCCACACGCTCCACGGCCTCTGCGGTCAGTGGCGCAATCCGTGGTAAAGCGACCGTAACCGGAACGCTTGTCGGCATCGTTCTCCTGGCCGCAAGCGTCACGGGACACGCTTCGGCTTCCAGCACCCTCAAAGGCCATTCCACTTCTTCGGCCACGATTTCACGGCAAGCCACCGTCGCTGGAACGCTTGTCGGGAAAACTTCCCTCTCCGCTGCTGTCGCGGGACATGCTTCCGCTTCCGCAACCCTTCTCGGAAAGGGCACACTCGCAGGCGCGGAGTCCGGTCATGCCACCGTCGCGGCAACCGGCCTCGGCAAAGGCGCACTCGCAGGATCTTCGACAGGTCATGCCACAGTCGCTGGAACCGCAAAAGGCGCAGGCACGCTTGCCGGGGCGAGTGCCGGCCATGCAGCCGCTTCTGCCACGCTCAAAGGAACCGGCGTTCTTGCGGGATCCGCAACCGGCCATGCAGCGATTACAGGCCTGCTTTCCCATGGTGCCGGAGCCTCGATCGCCGGGCATGCCACCGTCACTGGAACGCTGAAAGGCGCAGGCACGCTCGCTGGAGCGAGTGCCGGCCACGCCACAATCGCCGCAACATTGAAAGGGGCGGAAAGCAGCGCTGCCAGCATTTCCGGGCATGCGACTGTGGCCGGCACACTCACCGCCAAGGGTGCGCTCACGGGTGCGTCCACCGGCCATGCCACGGTGGGCGGCCAGCTCTCGCACGGGGCTAACGCGGGACTCTCTGGCCATGCTTCCGTTGCTGGAACACTTAAAGGCGCGGGAGCGTTGTCAGGTGCGAGCTCCGGACATGCCGCGATCGCCGGCACGCTCAAGGGCGCAGAAAGCAGCAGTGCCAGCATCACTGGTCACGCCTCTGTGGCCGGCACGCTTACCGCGAAAGCCGCGATCACAGGTTCCGCAACCGGCCATGCTTCCGTTTCCGGCCAGCTTTCTCATGGCGCAACCTCCGGAATCTCGGGGCATGCTGCGGTTAGCGGAACGCTCAAAGGTGCCGGTGTTCTCGCAGGATCTTCGACCGGTCACGGTTCACTTGCCGCAACGATCAAAGGCGCAGCTCCGATCGCGGGTGCCTCCGCGGGCCACGCGTCTATCGCCGCAAGCCTCGTCGGAAAAAGCGCAAGCACGTCCGGAATCTCCGGCCATGCCTCTTTGGTTGCGGCAGCTTCCGCGCACAGCAATTCGGCCAGCGCAATCACCGGCCGCGCGACCGTCACCGGAACGCTCAGAGGAACCGGCAACCTGGGCGCAGCTCCGGCCGGTAACGCGACCGTTAAAGCGACGCCGCAAATCGCCTCCAAGATTTCCGGCCATGCTTCCGTTTCCGGAACACTCCTCGGCAAAGGCGCACTCGCGGGATCCCCGGCCGGCCACGCTTCGATCACCGCCTATCTGTCGCACGGTTCGACCGCTGTCATCGCCGGTCACGCCACGGTTACCGGAACGCTTTCAAAACTGGAACGCGCCACGGCAACGATCAATGGCCGCGCAACCGTTGCCGGAACGATGCAGGGCGTCGGCGTTCTTTCCGCGTCGATCTCCGGCCAGGCCGCGCCCGGCGGCACACTGACCGGAGCGGCACCGCTTGCTGCATCAATCTCCGGCCAGGCTTCCGTTGTCGCACCGATTCTCCCGCTGGTAGGGGGTGTCATTGGAACCGGAAGTGAAAGTTCGGTCACCGGAAGCGAAACCGCAACAGCGACCGAGGGAACCAGTGCGGGAGCTTCGATCGCGGGAACCGGTGGCGCGGGTGCGGTCACGGGCGTGGGCAGCGTTTTGATTCCCTATGTTTATCCCGTTGGATTTTCCAATGCGTTCTATAATGGGGCGTTCGATTCCGCGCCGCCTCCGAATCTTGCGTTGAAAAAGAAGAGGAAAAGGTGAGCCAATGATCACGATTCCGGTCAACACACAATGGGTTCTGACCTGGACCATTACGGATTCGAGCGGCAACCCCATCAACAGCGCGAACGTGGTCGCAACGCTGTACTCGGGACGCTCGCCGATGAATCCGATTGCCACGCCCGGCACGCCCGTGCCACCGATCGTGGATCTTCCGCTTACCTACGTCGCCAGCTCAAACGGGCAATACACTTCGGGAGGCATTCCCGGCACGCTCGATCCGGACCCGCAGACGAATTTCACCCTGGTCATCGATGCGAGCATCAGCGGTCAACAGCTCTATCACACCGAACAGCCGGTCTACATCGAGACCGTTGGCTCGCCGCTTGATCTGACGACCGTGGATCTTGCCAAGGGATTCATCAGCGGCAAAACACCCGGAGTCCCGGATCCCGACGACAGCCTGATTCAGTCCTGCATCACATCCTGGGGCACGGAATGGCTGAATCGCACCGGCACCGGCGATCAGAGTGGCGACTTCCAGCAATCGCCATGGAACAGCGTCTGCACGTTTACCGATGTCTATGACGGCGCGGGCGGCAATCGCCAGTTTCTCCGCAACCGTCCGATTCAAAGCGTGATTTCCCTGACGATCAACGGGCTGCAGATTGCGGCCTCCACCGGCTATCCCGCACAAGGCTATTTGATCGATGGCACGCGCAAAAGCATCTCGCTCCTCGGCGGACTGCTTGGCTGGAACAACCAGCTTTGGGCCTCTTGGCAGGCCGGACCGTATCACAAGTTTCGCGGCGGGCTTCGTTTTTGGGAAGGCACGCAGAACGTCACCGTGAACTATACGGCCGGCTATAACATCACGCCAGCCGATGTGACGGAATGCGCCAGCAAGGTTGTCTCCGTGAACTACAAGCGCAAGACGTATGTGGACGAGGAAAGTCGCGCGGTCGGCGGTGGTGGCGGCACCACACGTTTTCGCGGGTGGGACATTCCTCTGGAGTGCCAAGGGATCGTGGACCGATACACCAGGACGCTATGATCAAAATACGTTTCACCTATGACAGTGCCTATGTGGACCGGCTTCGCACCGCTGGCCCGCGCGTCATCCATGCCTTGACCACGCGCATCAACGAACTCATGGTGCAGCTCTCGCGCTATATCATCGAAGAAAAACTGACTTCCGAACTGCATCCCTTCGCAACACAAGGCACAGAGTTTGACCGCACCGGGAAGCTGGAAGAAAGCGTTCATCCTTTACCAACCGAAATTCATGGAGCGACCATCACCTTTGGCGTTGGCGCGGCGGGCGGCGACGCTTGGTACGGACAGCTTTACGAAGCAGGACACGGGAGTTGGACGATCACCGCCGACCCGAATCGCGGCCGTCGCGCCATGCTCAAGTTCATGCAGGACGGCAAGGAACAGTACCGCAGGTGGGTCACCCATCCTCCCATCAAAGCGACGCCCTTCATGGACGAGTCGAGGGAAGAAAACATGGAAGATATTCGGGAAGAAATGCGGGAAGCCATTATCGAAGCAATCCGGGGTGGACGATGATCGTAGCACGCGAAACAATCTCCGTTGCGCTTTTCAATCTGCTGAAAGGCAACCAATCCTTGATGACGCTCTGCAAGACCATCACGCGCACGCCGATCATGTGGACCGACGTGGCCGACGCAAGCAAGCCGTTTCTCACGCTTTTCAAGGGCGGCCCCAAGACGGAAGGCTTCGAGCAGGCCCAGGAGCGCCGGATGGGCCTCACTCGCTATACGATCAGCTACAACCTCTGGCTGTACGTCGCGGTGAATCCCAGTGGCGTCATACTTCCAGAAACCCTGGTCAATAACATCGCGGACGGCATTGATGCGGCCATGCAAACCAATCTCTCCACGGGCGGTGTCATCGCGACGGCGCGCGGCGAACGGCAGACCTTGGGCGGCATCGTCAATAACGCCTGGATCGACGGCGGGAGCGAATGGAGCCGCGAGTTCTCCGACAACAACCTGGTGATGTTTCACCGAATACTGGTCGAAACCGGGGTCTAAAACACCCTAAAAAAATAACTACCACTCGGTGGATTTTTCCTATACGGTTTTGGTGAAGCAGGTTGGTTCTAACAGGAGGAAGCGATGCGTATATTCTTCGGATCCGGTCAACTCTTCGCACTGCCCGGTCCTTTTTTTGGCGGCACTCCAGGAACCGCACAGTCTCCGGTTTGGTTCGCGACGCTGCAAGACGTCGATGTGACCATCGACGCAACGATTAAGGAACTGCGCGGCAACACCCAGTTCCCGGAAGACACGGCGATCGCGGACAAAAAGATTACGTGGAAGGCAGGATCCGGCCGGTTCTCGATCGACGTTTTCAATAACCTCTACTTTGGCGACACGATTTCGACTGGCTCGTATTCCTTGGGGACCGGCGCCGGCACCGGCGTCCCGGTTGTCCAGGAAGCGGCCACGTTGAATGCGACGACCTACACGGTCGTGAACGCCACGCACTTCTCCGAAGACATGGGCGTGGTCTATGCCTCGAACCTGAACGGGTTCCAGCGCGTCACGACCGGCCCGACGGCGGGCCAGTACAGCGTCAACGTCGCTACCGGCCAGTACACCTTCGCCGCGGCCGACAACGCCAAGGGCATCCTGGTGTCTTACCGGTACGGCGTCGCCAGCGGCCGCGTGCTGGTTGTTCAGAACCACGTCCAAGGGTGGGGGCCGTCGTTCGAGATGCTGCTCTCGCAGCCGTATCAGGAAATGACCGCCGGGATCCCGAACTATTTGGATCTCTATGCCTGCAAGGCCAACAAGCTGGCGCAGCCCCTGAAGCGCGTCGATTATTCCATCACCGACATCGAAGGTCAGGCGTTTGCGAACAGCGCCGGGTACATCGGAGAGTTCTATGAGGACTGAGTAACGGTTACTATCATAGTAACCTTGTCGGCCCGTTCCAGTTGGCGACTCCCTTCTTGAGCATGTCTTGCATGTTATCAAGAGGAGTCCCAACAAAAAGATGCCCCAGGCGAACACAGCCTGGGGTATCGCATTTATGGAGCAATTTCATTCCTGCTGCGAGTTTCCGCTTGGCGATAATGATCCAGTGAACCTTATGCGCAACCATCGTATGCCCGGATCCGCCGATTCCGAATAATCCATAGCCACATTGGTTTGTTGAACCAATCCAAAACCAACAGCCATGCGTTTTATAGACTTTGGCCCAAAATCTTTCCTCGAGCGTTTGAACCGCTTTGCGTTCCTTATGTGACCTTGCACCGCATCTAGTCCAATGCCTATCGCCAAATGGATTCCTTCCTTTGGCGATCATATCGGCCATGTTCTCTGCCTGCGTTCCTAAATAAAGATGTTTCGGATTCGGGCATCCATATTGTCGCAGCGATGCAAAAGACACATGCTAAGCGGGATCGTCCTGCCATGTAGCATCCAGGAAACTGTGTGAGCATGCCGAAGTCCTTTGCTTGTAGCAATCTGGCCGCGCCCAAACTCGTCTTTATAAGCGGTCCAGATCCAGCATGGTCCGAGCTCCGGCCGATGCTTCGGGACCGGCCCATTTTTATCAACCTTTTTCCAAAATCTTTCTTTAAGAGTAGAATCGTCAGGGCAAGACATCGGGTTTCTCCGTAACTCGACTGTTGGGTGCCGTGAGTTTGAGGCTCACGGCACCTGCCATTGTATCCGCTTTTTGTTTGTCTTGACAGAGGTGGGTACGCGACCTAGTATCGTCACAGAACCAGTGAGATTGCATAACTGCCGTTTCATTGTTTCTCCTTTCGAGGGCGGTCTCGTCGTCATGGCCGCCCTTAAAATCAGTTCTCCGCTGTCCACGGTTGGCATCCCAAGCGGGAACGCCCGCAACCAACACAAACTCCCAAACAAGAAAGGAAAGTGATTCATGCCGCGTATCCGTACGATTGAAATGGATGGAGTGATCGTGAAGATTTCCCCGCTCAGCTTTGATGAGGCCGAAGCCTATATCAAAGAGGGCAAGGCCATGGTCGAAAAGAAAGACCCGAAAACCTCGGATGACGAGTGGGCGGCGCGCACACTCGAATCCGTGGTTCGGACGATGAACAAGGCGCAGAACGGCTCCGGGGAAGCCTGGACCGTGAAGAAAGTTCGAGAAGAGTTCGACATGGTTCTGATCAACCGGATCTATCGGGAGTTCATGGACCTCAGCGGCTTGCTTCCCGCACCGTCATCCACGGGGGAAGCGACGGCGACATCGACTTCGCGCTGATTCGGTGTCGCATGGTGACGGCATTAAAGAAAGGTCCGGAAGAAGTAGGCGCAATGGATTTCCCGTTCGTGGTAGAGCTGCTCGATTACTGGTTGGAATGCCCTCCCGAACACCTACTGCTCCGGACCATGGCGCAGTACGAAGGAAAGAAGAAAGCAGACG